GAAGTGGAGATATTTTAGGTATAGATTCAACCATCATATGAATATGATCTTTATCAACTTCCATTTCTTTAATCGTAAAATCATATCTCTTACTGATGTTGTACATTGTCTGTTTTATATCTTCTCCATATCTAATTAGGAGTTTCTTCCTATATTTACAAACAAATATAATGTGATATGTAAGAATGAATTTGCTATGATTTCTACTCTTATAATTTTTGTTTGTTTTATTTCCACTCATGTATATTATTCTCTATCTACATTTACATTCATCCACTAGGCTAAAGACCTAGTGGATTTCTGCTTTTTATCTTTAAAGTCCAAGTTTTGCTTCGATTGCTTGTAATCGAGTTTCTAGGTCTGCTTTTTCTTGTTTGACTTTGGCAAGTTCACCTTTTGTTGATTCTAATTCTTTATAAATATGCTGTACCATATAAGTAGTAGGAGCGATAAGTTCGTCATAACGAAGTCCATATTCTTCTGTCATGTCGTCTACACCATATAGTTCCTTTGCTTTGTCGGGATCAATAGGTCGAGAAGTGCAAATATCAAATGACTCATTGTAAGTGTCTCCATAATCACTAAATACCTTATCAACATGTTGTGCCTTAAAACCAAAGTGATAATTATCATTGGAACTTTGTTTGAGTTGATATTTTACTGGTTCGATGTTCATATAAGCATCAATAATATTGTCATCAAAAGATTCAAAATTCTTTTTGATACGTTCGTCTGAGGTCTTTGTAAAGCCTACACGAGAAGTAACGCCATTTGTGTTGATGTACATCATTCCAGAGCCTGAGTCATTATTTACATAGAACGCATGATAATTTGCATAGTAGTATATATTATTTCCACCTGAATAATTCCCACAACCAAGATAGGCATCTGTTTGCCCAGCCCAACTAAAATGTCCGTTAGTACATGTATATATGTGTGCATCACAATACAAATCTCCTGTTACAGTAGCCGTTCCAACAATCTGTAGTCCCCATTCTTGTGCTATAATCCTAGACGTATAGTCAGAATCACTGTTTCCATAGTGAAAGTCAATAAATGGCGTATACCCATAAAGCTCGATAGACCCATTGTTATCTGGATTAAGCTGAATCTTATTAGATCCATAGTTGGCATGAATTTTGCCGCTTACAACAACATCTCCCGTTGTTTCTATGGCATTATATTTAGAAATGTCTGTTGAAGAAACAGTAATTGGACTATTAATTTTAATTTTAGTATCACTAGGGTCTCTTTGTATATCGGAAATCAAGTTGCCAGAATCGTCAGTGTGTAAAATTGACCATCCGTATCCCTTCTTTGCAGCCATAGACACATGACTCATCGTTACTGTGCTGTTTGAGGAAATTGTATCGGTTGCCGTAATCGTTCCGATATAATTATCATCCATTTTCAAATTAATTTGTCCAGACTGTAATATAGTTGTGTATAGGTGATTTTTTTTATCATTACCAACCATAGTTTTTCTAACTTCTAACCCACCATTATTGTAGATTACTAAAGATGCATCTGTTGGAGTATCTGAAGATCTATTTGCTCCAATGGCATTGTTCGTTTCTCCTGCCCATAACACATATTTCCCTTTTGTACCGCTTATACCTGATCCGAATATGTTCTGATCAGCATCATATGTTGTGTAAATTGAATAATTATCAACACTCCAGCCACCAATACTACCTTTCGTAGCAGTAATCTGTCCACTCAGGTTCGCATTCTTGGCAATCAAATTACCATTTGAATCCCAACTCAAATTAGGACTTGTAAAGCTACCATCACCCAGATTTAAGAATGATCCCTGCGTACCACCAGAAGAGATGTAGTTGTGAGATTTAATGGCATCTGTTGCGATTTTATCTGCCGTGATAGAACCAGCCAAAATTTGATTACCAGTAATAGTATCGGTTTTAATACTTCCACCATCTATAATGGTTTCCTTGTCGAATATGTAAGTACCAGGTTCATTTGAAATAGAATCAACCTCTTCCAACATGATGCAATCTACCCATACATTAAAAGTTTGGGGCGCACTAGAACTGCTTGGTCTACCCCAGATAAGAGGAACTACAGACCAGTATAATCCAGTTGCATTATCTGCGACTTTTATTGCACAAACAGCTCGTTGCCAATCCGTACTTAGATTAACACCAGTAGAACTTCCTGGTAATTTTCTCGGATCAATGTTAGATAGATAAAGTCCATTTGTTTTAGTGTCTGGGGTATCATGTCCCTGAATATCTATCATGAACATTCCCGTAGTAGAATCTGATTTTACATAACAAGAAAGTATGTATTGTTTACCTGCTTGTATTTTTACACAGCCGTAATTATTTGCAGAACTTCCTAAATACAATGGTGTTGTACTTGAGTTTAAATTTGCAGTAGTATAACTGATTTTAAGAGATTTATCTCCATCATAAGATACCGAACTATCAATGCCGACAGAAGTTACACCGTTATCTTTTGCGTAGCATATAGCATCTTCTTGTGAGGCAACATTTTCAAAACTAGAGTAATCTAGATTATATAGATTCTTTCTGCCATCTCCTTTAGCAGTATTCATAAAGCTTACAATACCATCAAGATTAATGTTTGCTGATACAAGATTCATTAATCTATCAGTAATTTCGAAATTACTTGAACTTGTACCGCTTTTGACAATCCAACTGAATTTATCAGCGGTCTGATTAGCAATAGTTTCTACATTCACGATCTTCCCGTTAACATCTTCAGGCGCTAGTGTGAATGGCGTAGCAGAAGTACCACGCTCAATCTTTAGACAAATTTGTGAAATGTCGGAAGGAGCAATTTGTGTTTTTGTGCCATCTCCCCATCGTAAGATGATAGACATATATTTGGCATCACCACAATTAATTGTACTAGGAAATGATTTCCAACCAGTTTCACGAAGTAAACCCTTTTTTGCATCATACAATGTTCCGTAAAAAGATAGAGTTTCCTTTGATGAATTTGTTGTTGTACCACCAGCACTAACAGTTATGTTACCAGATACGGAAAATATGTCTTTAATACGAATTCGATAAGTGGTTGAAGATTTAATCGAAGCATATGTAGAACCAACAGCTTGTCCACCATTAATTCCTCCTTGCTCCCAATTTACAGGCAAGTTACTAATCAAATTTTGACCATTAATTTCATTGTCTTCAGGAGCTTCAGTGTAATCTGTGGCTTTTGTTCCACGCTCAAGTTTAGGACATGCATAATAAACCTTATCGTCTCCAGACATAGAAGCTGTTTCTTCGAATCCAATTTCGGTCATATATGTATCAGTTGCCAACATATTTTTTGTAACTGTAAATGTGACAGAATATCTTGTCCAACTTGTACCAACATTAAAAGCCGAACCATTGAACCAATAAGCATTTGCATTCCCTTTGAATCGGTACGAACAGTTAATGCTTTTTCCAGATGCGTTATTTGTTTTGGCGTATAGGGAGTATGTCAGTGTATCTCCAACTTTAACTAACCCTCTATCAATAACATGTGATTTGAACAAGCATACCAACCTTCCCCATTGATTTTTAACCGACCATACAGGGCATCCGTTAAATGTTTCGACTTCATCTGTTAACCAACCAACGTCATAATAATCTTTATGTGCTCTAATAGTTTGAGAATACAGCAATAAATTCCTGCCACCAATTTCCAATCCATTAAAATCATCCTTAGTCACATAAGTCTGACCAACAGTAGTTTTAAATCCATTCATTGTTTGCTTAAAATCACTGTAGTCATTCTTAAAACTTGTGAAGTTCTCACCATTGTCACCAATTACACTTGTGACCTTACTGACTTTCGTACTAATACCCTTAATATTAGTCGTGTTTTCCACCAACTGATTTGTAATGTGAGACTGTCTAGCAACAGGAGTACCGTAGTAACAGTTCATGAGTTGACATTCTGAGATGGCAGAAATAGTTGTACCTAACTTAAATCCTTCTGTAGAAGCACCTTCATTTACAACAACCTCAATGCAGTTCCATCCTTTTACGAAGCCTAACGTCAAAGATTCACCTTTGTTATTGTACGCATCACTACCGCCAATCAATTTACCATTCAGATAAATATGTGCTCCATCATCATGTGCAAATGTAATTGCAACACTTTTGGCAGCAGAGAATTTTGCAAATGTAAGGGCATAGCCAATATAATTGTTGTCATAATTCCAAGCAATACTTAAATCCGTATCATTAATTAACACACTCTGACTAGGCGTAAGATTTGTATTCTTAGCAAATACATCCATTGTACTCTTGCCTTGATATTCGCTTGCAAACAAACTTTTAGGATAAATCTCATATCTCCACTTATTCAGTCCTTCATTTGCTTTATTAATATCGCCTTTAACCAAGTTCAAATCTTGCTCATAAGTAGTCTTTTCCACTCTTTGCTCAATAGCTTGCTTGTTTTTATCCACCTTTAAACTCACGTCAGAGATCTCTGATTTGGTAGATAAAATCGCTGTTTGAACGTCCTCTGGAGCTGGTGTCCAATCGGTTGCTTTATTGCCTTTTTCAATTTTAAAGTTGAGCAATTGTACGGTATAAGTTGCAGCAGTACCTTTTATTGGTTGTAATATTAAGTGGTGGTTTATATCAATGTCACTTGCTTCAGTAGAAGTTGTTCCAGTAGCAGTAAAATAAGCAGTTATTTGGTGATATTGATCATCGGTAGGAAAACTTACGTCAGCGTGTAAAGTACCAGATTTTATTCCATCAACATATACACTATTGTTAGTATGTCCTTTACCGTTCCATAAATAAAAACTATTCACTGTTCCACTGGTAACTCTCATCTTAAAAGATACTATATAATGTTCATCTTTTTCATAATTAACATATCTATCTATGATAACACCAGAATTTGCCGCAGCAGATTTTCGAGAAAACACTACACTACCGTCTTCAGAAAATGTATCATCATTGAATGTGGCAGAATCATCCCATAAAGCAATACACCCTTTTTTTGCTAAATTCCTACCACCAATCTGAATATCACTCACATCATAAATCTTAGCAATACTACACGTATCATAAAAACTACTATCACTAGCAACAGCTCTGAAAGTAACCATAGTAACAGCGTCACTGTATAAACTACTATCTCTGCTAACAGTCAACACATTATTACTGATCGTCAAGCCTTTCTGTCTATTCACAACATCAGCGAAGCTAACTCCACCATCAATACTGTATTGCCATTTACCGAAATTGATTTCTCCTTGAATAGTAGGTTTGATTGTAATTGTGTTTGGTGCAAATGTTTTACCGCCGTCTGTAGATTTGAAGTATTGAGATGAAGGTGTGATTGAGAGGTTTTTGGCATTATCACCTTTTTGCCCAGTATCGCCCTTATCACCTTTAACTTTAACCCAAGTATATTTACTAACATCAGTAGAATCACCCTCAGTATAATCAGTGTAACTTCCCATGTAAATTCCAGCATCTTCTCCAGAATTACCAGTAAATGTTTTTCCACCATCATTACTATATTTCACATGGAAGTAACTTGTTTTACCATCTTTGCCAGCTTCACCAGGTGTTCCGTTTGTTCCATCTTTGACAGTCTGCGTATGAGTTCCTGTTGCATCTACAATAGAGATTGTCGTTGTATCCCCTGTTTTTGAAAGAGATACTTTTGGAGAGATACCGTCTTGACCGTCTTCACCATTCTGTGCCATCACAACAACATCGCTCCATTCAGAACTTAAAATGGTATCTGTTGCTGTATTAGAAGATGCAGTTGCTAAAGTAACATATAATGGATTAGTGCCATCTGGAATCTTCTGGCTCCACCCATTATTAAGTCCACTTGCCACGCCCGTACTAAATGTATAGGTTACACTCGCAGAAGGCTTGCTTGGTTTACTTGTGTTTCTTTGATATAAATAAATCGTTGCAACATTTAACCCTGCTTTACCATCGCTACCAGTCTTACCATTCTGTGCCAATACTACAGGTGCAGACCAAGCAGAGGTAGCAATAGTAGTTGTATCGTTTTTACTAGAAACAGAAGCAACAGTAACATATACTGCATCGGTACCTGTCGGAATTGCTGTAGACCAACCATTATTTAAAGTACCAGTGATTTTTGTTGTAGAGAACGTATATGTCAATGTATTACTTGGTTTGCTAGGAGTAGAAGTTGCTCTTTGATATAAATAAATCGTGGCAGCATTCATACCATTTACTCCATTGCTACCATCAATTCCTCTATAAGATACGCTGTATGATTCAGTTGAATTTCCATCTGAATAATTAACGATCGTCTGTGTCCATAGATATTTTCCTTGAGCAACAGTTGGCACATTACTTTGCCATGTCCCAGTAGGTTTTGTTGTTCCGCTGTCTCCAACTTGATATTTAACAGAAGTGCTAGTTGTTTTTACAGAAGTACCATCACTACCATTTTTACCATGATAAGAAATAGAGTAAGATTCTGTTTGGTTTCCATCACTATAAGTTACAGATGTTTTTGTCCATTGATATTGACCTTCTGGAATTGTCTGAGGACTTGTCTGCCAAGTACCTGTTGGGATAACAGTTCCACTTGTAGATAATTGATATGTAATACTTTTGTTTATAATTGTAACGGAAGTACCGTCTTTACCTGCAATTCCTTGTTCGCCTTGAGGTCCCTGAATACCTTGAAGTCCACGTTCTCCTTGATCGCCTTTCTTTGCACAAGTCCAAGTAAGAATTTTTTTAAAAACAGTACCGCCAACAGTAATAGGAATCTCAATTTCTCCGCTATCATTTGGTAAAGGATTCCCATTAACAACAGAAATCGCAATAGCTGTATCTGTTTTAGCCACTGCGATTCCTTGTGTTTTTGCTATATCCCCAATTATAAAATCTGTAACAGGTTTTGCCCCTTTCATAATAGTAATTCCAGAGGTGTACGCCTGTTCAGAAAGTGGGTTTCTATTCTTATCTGTAGCAAAAGAAATATTTTCATTCTCTAAGAAGATAGTATAGGCATCTTCCCCTTTCTTACCATCGGCACCTTGTATCTTAGTCCAAGCATATTGTGTAGGATCATTTGATTCTATAGAGCTTTCATTATTGTAAGAAATACCAATATAAATCGCCCCATTAGGATCATCAGTCATTCCTGTGCCATTTGCATCTTTGGCATATTTAATCCAAGTGTAGAGAACCTTACCATCTTCTCCTTGCTGTCCATCTTTTACAAATAAGACATCTAATGTATTACTTTCTAATACCATTTATAGTTTTCACCTCCAAAATTAGTTGTTATGTATTTTGTTTTCTCTATCTAACTCAGATTTCTACTGAGCATTTAATTTTTTGATTTTGTTTGTCTTTTAATGAAACTGTTAACCTTGCACCAGTTCCAATTTGTTTCCATTCTGTTGATCCGCTTGATTGTTTGTACCAAACGTAGCTTTTTGCAGTAACTTCCTTACTTCCTTTCAGAACTTTACAAGTACAAATCGTTTCTGTATAAACACTATTGTTGTACTCAAAAGTAGTTCCGTTGCTACTATTTGCGACAACAGTGTAAGCAGAAGCTCCATCTGTAACTTTATATAAAGTCATAACATCATATTTAGATGTATCAGTACATTCCACTTTGACAACCACTGTTTTTCTGTTTGCCATATAAGAACTTGGGATTGTAATTTGTGATTTATCTGAAGAAATGTAAGAAGTGTTTTCGATTCCATCAACATACCATTTGCTGATTTCTGCACCATTATTTACCGTTGCAGTTAGAATAATAGATGTAGGAGAAATACCTGTATCGGTTTCTGTAAAGACTTGTTGCCCTGTAAGAGATACAGAGTCGATTGCAGTGTTAAGATTCGCAATATCTTGCGTTAGTTGGTCTAAATTATTATTAACAGATGTCATAGTTTTCGTATACTCAGCTCCCCACAAACCGCCTTTGCCATCATAAATCTGTGTGATATCAACTCCGCCTTGTGCGTTCGCCTCAACAATAGGGAAGTTTAGCTTATCCTTAGATATAGATTTATCTCCAAGCATATTATTCACAATCAATCCATCAGCAATCGCATCCTTAGTGATTCCTTGACTTGTCATGATCGTTGCGCCTTTATCGTCTTTGATAATAATGCTAGGATTTTTGTTTGTATCATAACCAATTTGAATTCCAACATTGCCTTCAGTGTTTAAGAATTGCATGGCAGACCCGTTCATTATAAAATTGCCGTTCTCAGATAAGATTCGCATTGTGTCAGAGATTGTAATATCGCCTGCGGCTAAGTCACCGATCGTCATTTTCCCTGCGATACCATTAATGATCCATGCAGAATCAAACTTAGCATTTGCTGAGGAAAGGTTGAATACGATACCTGTTTCTGTAGAAGAAGTACCGATGATTGCAGAGTTAATATTGGCAACGTCTGTATTTAACTTTTTAATATCAGCTGAATTAGCAGCAATATATTCTGAGTTAATATATTTGCTAAACAATTCATTAAACTCAGCTTTGTCGCCAGTAATGTTCCCGACATTAATTACTTTATAATTCAGATAATCTCCAAACAGTTTATTAATTGTTCCTTGATCGCTTAATACATTTTGTACGCTATTGTTCACTGCATTTCCAAACAAAGAACTATTTGTCATTCTCTGAAGCATATTAGTCATATATTCAACAGAGTCTTTAGAGTCGCCTGTTCCGACAGAAATACTATTTTTCTGCGAAGCAGCAGTATCGTCAAATAGATAAGAGAAATCATCCCTACCTGTTAGACTCGTGATCATGTTAGTATACGTCACACTAATTTCTGAACTTTTTGTGCAGGGATTGTATGCAATTGTCAATAATCTTAACTTAACTGCATAATCATCACGCACACCAACTCGAATAAAGTTACCGACCGTAAACTGATTATGCCAACCTTGTTTATTATCTGAATTTACGTCTGCATATTCATTTAATGAAAGAATGTTATCGAGAGAAGTTTCAATCTGATATTGTGGTTGAGAAGTTTCAGAGATACGTTTTAATCCATCTTGATATAATTCTTCGCAATGCTCGTAAGATGTGATTGCGTCATCAAGAGAAGTAGTAAAGATATTATTGTTTGTATAATCTCCCATACGAACAATGTTCATGACAGCGGTGTATTCTTTATCTGTCAATCCAAATTGCGGATCATTGAGTTCAGAATGAGTATTCATATCTGTCATTACATTGTCATATGGTTTCTTCTGAGTTTCAAGTTCATCGACTTGTGCGTTTAATTCTTTTAATTTATAGAGCAGAGAACCTTCTGTATTTTCATCCCCAAGCCAATTTTTATACTTAATGAAATTCTTATGGAATACATTATAGGTTTTTTCATCCTTTACACCAGCCTTACTAATCTCTTCATCGGTAAGCTGATTCCATTCTTTTTGATATGCAGCAAGAATGTCCATAATCTGTTTCTTGTATTCATCACGTTTACCTTCAAGCTCTTTAATTCCGTATAAATCCCAGTTTGATTCAAATTCATCATTATAGTCAATCTTCTTATCATCGGCTAAATGTAAGTTTTGAATTGCGACCTTGATATTTGGGATGATATAATCACGTAATTCTTGATATGTATAATATCCTTTATTGGTTTCTTTCAACAGAGCAAGGTATTTTTCGTGATCAACCTCGCCAGAAGAAGTAGTCCAAGGCTTGTAAACACGATTTTGAATATCATCTGGCTTATCCCATTTTACATAATTTCCTTTAGAATCTTTCTCATAATCGTCTCTTATGTCGACACTGACTTGAATAGTAGTAAGCATCTGCTCATACATTTTCAGTGTTTTCTCAAGAGTTTCTTGATCCATTGTCTTATATTGAGCAATCTGGATTCCATCATTTGGCACACGATAATAAATTTCATCTATCTTGGCTTGATATTCTGCTGATTTCTTTCCGTTTTCAATATATGTATCATGATTGTCTGTTTGCCATTTCTGCCATGCCTTGACTTTATCAATTGTTTCTTGGGGGAAGTAATTAGTAGTCAAATAGTAGTCAAGATTATAAATCTGGCTTCGACCATAATTGACTCTCGTAATATCCAACTCTTCATCGCCTTGAATTGTTAAGGCATTATACATTGTATCGGTCTGTGGAGACATTTTGAGCATATTAAGTGCGTTACGCCATCCAATGAAGATATTCGTGTCTTTTCCTATGTTTTCTTTAGCATATGCACTTACCGTTCTATTGATTGTGTCGAAATAAAATACGCATTTTACAACATTTGCAACAGTCGTATTAAGGAACGCATAGGCATTGGTATTATCTGCCTCAAACGAATATTTTTCGTTCTTTATTGCAGGATCGATGTAACCGACACTCCATCCTGGTACTCCTGGAGCTTTTTCTAATACTAAATGCATCAATGATAATTCATGGTTTCTATCGTTACAAAACGTGATATATTCTTTCGCATAACCCATATCATCTACGTTATTTGTAGCCAACATTTCCATAGAATCTGTTGTACCTTTATTGAAAGATAAACCTTTCATATCTTTATCTTCAAAGGTTTTTTCATCAGAATATGCTTCACATGCCTTATATTCATATCTGCCATTATCATTCTGTAGAGAAGGCTCTTGAAGTTGAAAATAATCAAGTCCTTCAAGGTAAATTGTCATATGATCTTTTAGTTTCTCATAGCCAGCAGATTCAACGTATTCTCCATCAATATCTATATATCTGTCTACATTAAATATAAGACGATTGAAATCTTTTAATTGCTGTTCGTATTCAACGCTCTTAATCTGTACTCCATTTAAGGCACAGATAACAGTTCTGTCAGGACGGCATAAATAAATTTTTGCATTGTGTTTAATCATAACAGATCACCAATCCGTTTCTGTGGAACATCGAACTCGATTTTATAAGTACACGCACCTGTAATGTTTATCACATTATATCCATCATGCAGTTTAATCCACGAGATATTTCCAACATCAGCCCATCCAATATCTTCAAAATTAGTCAATCCTGTTACAGTTCCATCTGTTACCATACAATGTTTACAATCAATACATACTGGTAAAGTAGGTCTGCACAGTATCGACATAGAATTTTCACCACGAACTTCGATTGTTACTGTTTGACTTGTCTGAGAAGCAATCGTTACCTTTGGATAAATCTCATACTCCGTATCATCACTATCTACAAAAATGTTTGTTGAGAATTTATTACTTGTTGCAACTTCGCCAGAAATCTCATAGTGTTTCCATATAAATGGGGTGTCACAAACGAAACTGCATTGAACCGCATCAAGCTGACCAAGTTTGCATGTGATCATTTTCCATCCAATGTTCTGGAAGATCCCCTTGTAAATTACAGTTTCTTTATCATCCGCAATTCCTGTTAATGGTTTTACAAGAGTAGGAGAAGTCAGCCACTTATTGATCTTTCTCTGCTCTGAATTTGTAAATCCATGTCCATTTTCTTTTACGAGGTAAAATTCATATGTGCTCTCATCAGAATACATTGCACCATAATGATTTGTCTCCTGACGTAACATTGTTTTTTCACCTTTAACAATCTCTCGTGAAAATCCTGTGATGTCATTTGTCACATCAAACTGCACGACCATCAGAGGTGTATCTAAGATTGTTTTTGTAGATTGCCCATTATATTCAAATGACAACATATATGTAATCTCCTTTCTGTATAAAATTTTGCATAAAAATAGCAGGCAAGAGTGCGTATTTCTACGCACCACTCAACCTGTTTCTTCCTTATTAGATAAGGTTTTAAACTGGACGTTTACGACCAACGATTTTAGCCATGTCACGAGTAACTTTCTGAGAAGTATATTTATAGGATTCATTGACGATTCTTTGAAGTTCTTCATCAGATACTCCAGAAGGAACATTAATTGCACCAATAGCTTCTCCAAAGTTGACATTGATTTCCGTTGTACCAATTCCATCCATAGTCATTCCGTTCAGTGTATGTCCATTTGCTAAGGCATTTAATACCTTATCTTGTCTTACTTTGTTTGCCAGATTAACAACATCAACAGTAGCAACCTCCTCGCCTACTGCGAGAGAAGCAAGACCATCATCTCCGTTCTTATGTACGGATTTGACTAATCCACCTTGTGCATAGCCTGTGACCTTGCTATCTGTCAGTCCAAGATCGCTTGGTTTGACACCATAATGTCCCAAGATGGTAGTAATCGTACTATCAATTTTTGTACCCTCTGAACTGATTGTTCCAGATAAAGATGTAAACGTTTCTTCAATCTTGTCAACAGAAGAAGATAACTCTTTACAGTATTTCTCATAATCGTCATTCAGCTGTGTGCTTAACTTATCAAGTCCGTCAATCTGAAGATTATAAATATGATCTTTTACTGTATCATCAAGTGCATCTTGCTTTTCTTGGAGTTCTGCCTCAAGACGTGCTTTTTTACTCTTCGATGCTGCATCAGCCACCCCATTAAGTGCATTTATCTGTGATTTTAGTATCTGAATATCCTTGTTAGATGATTTCAATTGCTTGTCGTATGTATAGTAGTCATTAGATTTTTTTATAGCCTCAGAATATGCTGAAATAGTCTTGTTAATCACATCTAATTTCTGCTTTGCGTTATTCTTCAGAATAGTTGTCACACTATCTTCGGCAGACTTAATACTTTTAACAGCGTCCGCAATATCTTGATCACTCTTTTGAATTGCGTCAGCCCATTCTGTGTCAGAATATTCATCACGATGCTCAGCCATTTTGGCACGTTCTTGCATCAATTGATTCAATTCTTCTTTTTCAGATTTGACATTAGCAATATTTGTTGCAATGGCAGCAGTACCATAATCAGTCAGATTTCCGTCATCATCAAACATTGCATCTTCATCGATCAAAGAAGATATCGTTGTAAGTGAATTTTGTAAATTCTGAGCCGCTTTAATAGCACGTTCAAAACCACGATAATAAATATCGTCACGCATACTATTTTTAAGTTCTTCGTTAGAAGTTCTTAAATCATCTGCGCTACCTTTACAAGCGTTGATTTCGTTTTGCATTTGCATCCATTCTTGAGAACCATATTTAATAGAACCATCGTTCAATTTGTTATTCAGGTTCTCTTGCATTTTTGCAGCTTCTTCACCAATAATTTGTGCTTGTCTCTCATTAGCATCCATCTGATTCTGATAATCTGAAGCATCAAGGTCCTGACCTTTGGCTTGTTTCAACTTCGCAGCAGAAGAAGCATTGCTACTATTTGTGGCTTCCATATTAGCTTTCGCATCATAATACGCTTTAATATTAGCCTGAGATTGCACAGCAGCATTTGTCTGTTCAGCAGCCCAATCCGCAGCAGCATCATTCGCATTTTTATTTGCAGTTGCTAAAGCATTTGTAGCATCCGCTTCATTTTGCTTAGCCTGTGCTAATTTATTAGAAGCGTCTTTTGCTTTTTTGACTTGTTCATTATATGCTTTAAGCTGTTTTAATAAAGTCTTATCTTTGATTCCTTTTAAAGAAACTTCTTTTCCAGACTTAATTGCGTTTTTCTGGGAATTAGATAATTTCTTAGCCCGTTTGGTCTTCAGAATACTATTACCCTTGGTCTTAACTGTACTATCAGCTTTATTCTTATTAGCTTGTGCATTTTCACGTTCTTTCTGATATTTAGCTTGGTTCTTACTAGCTTCTCTTACAGCAGTCTGACTATTTTCATACTGTTCTTTCTTATTATTGACCTGTCTGTTCAACACATCATTCTGGTATGCGTAAGCAGGCTGACCTGCATAATTACTGGCGATTGCTTGAGAATCTTGCACATTTTTCAGATATACCTGTGCATCATATAATGCACTGTTAGCACTTGATAGATTTGCACTTGTCTTAGCAGCAGAAGATTTTGCAGACTTTGTACTCTTAACCGCTTTATTATAAGCAGTAGCTTTTTTCTTCGCAGACCCTTTGAGTCCCTTAGTAGAGATTGTCTTACCTGCTTTAATACTCTTGTGAAGAGATGCTTTCTTTTTCTTAGATAATCCAGACTTACTAACTGCTTTTGTAACAGATTTCGCCTTAGATTTCTGACTCTTTGTCGCTTTTGAAACCTTCTTTTGTGCTGTTTTATTAGCAGAAGAAGCACGACTCTGAGTAGATTTCGCAGAAGATACGTTAGACTGTGCTTCAGCAACTTGTGTATCTGAAGTGGCTACTAATCGTGCAACACCAGACTCTCCAGTAGATGTAGCAGAAGAACGATTAGATAATGTATCATATGAGTTTTGTAAGTTTTCAATTGCTTTCTGCGCTTTTTCAGTAGGCATATTCAACCATTGATTGAATAAATCACGCTGAGTATTCTTTAACTGTTGGGCAGCAGAATTAGCTTGAAGGTACTTTTCATATAAATTCTGATAGGACTCCACAGCAGAACGCATGTTATCATTCTTGATAGTATTGATATTCATACTACCGTTACGCACACGTTCAAAGTATGTCTGTAATCGTTTCTGATTCTTTTTCTTAGAACTGTTCTTTGTCTTAGGAACTGTCTTAATTGCCTTACTTGCAAATGAACTTGCTTCAGATTTATATTTCTTAGCTGCTTGCTGATTTACAGAAATTTCTTTACCAGTTGATTTATATTGATTCCAAAGCGCACTTTGTTTAACTTCTGGCTTCACGTAATCATTGATCATATTAGCAAATTTTTCTGTAACAGTAGCAGCTCGATCAATAGCGATTGCAATGAAGTCAAATTGTTTACCCATATTGTCAAGCAATGTGGCAAATTTTGACTTTTTCTTTGTACTCTTATCTGTAGCTTTGCTGTCTTTCTTCTTAGAATCCGTATTCTTTTTCGTTGCTTCCGTATTCTTTTTAGTGGATTCTGTATGCTTTTTGGTAGAAGAAGAACCAGATGAATGTTTTTTATATCCAGAAGCAGCGCCACCTTGGAACGCACCACTACCAGTAACACGATGTCCAGAAGCAAAAGCAGTGCCATGAGCAAAAGCTGACATACCACCTTTGATAGAAGCACGACTGTTTGTAGATCCTTTTGAAAGTAAATCTGCTGTCTGCTGATGATTAAAAACTATGTCTCCCCTACGTATATCAGTGAACTCAGCACCGTTATCTCCCGTAGTAAACCATTTGTTGCCACGGACGACTAATTCTGGCGCAACCTCCCCTGTTAAAGATAATCCAGAGAACTTAGCACCTAATGTTCCACTCGCTAATGCACGTCTGCTATTTGTGATTCTTGGTATAGTACCATGAGCAAAAGCAGCAGTACCGTGGGCAACACCACCACCTTTAGATGGTTTGCCACTCTGGCTATAATTTACAGATACATTAACAGATTTATCATGTAAACCATTGATTGCTGATTTTGCAGCTTCAACGGCTGGTAATCCACTTGTATTGATAGTAACTTTTGGAGTTGGATGCATCTTACCTAATGCATTTAGTTTTCCTTTAATGCTACTAATTTTAGATGAAGCACTGTCTTTTACTTTGACAGTAATTTTCTTATTTTTCAGTTTCTTTAAAGCACTAGCAATCTTTTTAATAACAGAAGACGCATTACCTTTTGCTTTAATAGAAATACTCTTAGATTTTAATTTCTTGAGAGATTTAGAGATAGAAGAAATGGTTTTCTTTGCATTTCCCTTAACCTTAATAGAAATGCTTTTGGATTTCATGCTAGATAAAGATTTCTTGATAGAGTCAATGGTCTTTTTAGCATTACCTTGAACATTTACTTTAACAGTAGTAGTATCTGATTTACTTGAAGTGGTGTCAGACTTGCTTTGTTTGCTAGTTTTACCACTTGAAGCACTTGTTTGTTTAGGGGCGGTATATGCTCCTCGTCCAGTTTGATCAATCGCATTACCAAGGTAATTATTCTTGACCATATTGCTTGTAGATTTTTGAGAAACTTTACCGTTTTTACCAATACCATATTGTGCCTTAATTTGCGTTACATGCTCATCTTCAACACTGTTCACCGCTTTTTGTGCTTCCTCTGCACCTTTCTTAGCACCAGAAGCATCAGCAGTATATGTAGTCTTCTTTTCTTTTGGAACTTTATCTGCTTCAGATTTAGTTTCTTTTGCTTTCTTTTTAGCATCAGAATTATCGCCAAGAATTTTAAGTGTCTTAGGATCAAGATATGGTTGTAATTCTTTTAACAACTCTTCACGCTTTGCTTCGACTTTTAATCCTAGTTTGATTTTGTCTTGCCCAGAAGCAGATTGGTATTGTTGTACAAGATTTTGAATTTCATTTTGAATGCCATTGGCTTTTGTCTCGATTTCAACAGGTATTTTAATACCTTTAGTTAATCCAGATTTACCAACATCTTCGCCACCTGTCAATTTAGCTTGAATATTTGCAGATGCTGTCAACTGTTTGTCGATAGATTTCTGTTGAGCTTCTGTATCTCCATTTAACTGTGCAGCTTTATATTCATCTTTGGCTTCTTTAATTTGTGATTGCAGGGAAGAAATATTGACCTCAAAATCAATAACCTTTGTCCACGTATCAGGAATTTCCTTACCAGCTTCTTTTGCTTGATCAATTTGTTGACGCCAAGCCTCAATACGCTGTCCTTCTTCGTCCCCTGCGGTTCCACCATTTTTCTGCCATGTTTCAGCCCAACCATCAAGTTTGTTTTGAGCTTCTTCATACTGTTTTGTAAGAGAGCTGAAATTGACATCAAATCCATATGTTTTCAGATTATTAAGTAAAGCTTCAAATGGTTCCACGCCCATACCAAATTTCTTGGCAGCAGAAGCAGTAGAATCAATATTGATTTTCCATTTCTGAGTTTTCTTATCAAAGTCAGCCAGAGCTTTACCAGAGTCATTTGTTTTTGTTTTCAGATCATCAAAGAAAGTGTATACACCAGAATTATCTTCTGTAAAATATTTCTTCAGATTATCATAATTCTCTTTAAAGTTCTTTGCATCCGTTTTGCCAGTTGGTGACATCATTCCTGCAAATGTTTTGAACTGATCCGTACCAACTTTACCTTGATCATACTCTTCTTTAGTTTGCTTCATTCCAGAAACAAGAGTATTATAAGCAGAATCATCATCATCTGTATTAAGTGCTGCTTTATATCCTTCTACGGTATAAGAAGCAGAAGCAGCAGAACTATTTAACATTTTCAGACGTTCTTTCAACTGATCTACCGAACCAGTAAATATATTTGTCTTATCTGTAACAATATCAAATGCGTTTGACAAGTCATTTAAGTTCAAAGAATCTGTAAACTTAGAGATATCTTGATTCTTGAATGTGTCATTTAATGTTTCCTGCATTTTGGCAATATCTTTACCAGTAGATGATAAGACGTTATCTTTGTCATCAAGCTTGATACCAAGAGTTAATGCCAAAGTGTCTTTATCAATACCAGTAGATTTTTGTAACGCAGTAAACTGATCATTGACATTTTGTTGCCATTTATTGGCGTTCATTTTACCATTAGCTTGTGTTTTCTGGAAGTCTTTGATTTGGTCGTGTACGTCTTTGTTCTGAGTAAGCTTTTTAGTAAGATTTTCAACAGTCTTTTCTTGTTTATCAAGATAATCTGTGTCTAACATTTTAGATGGATCAATATCCATATTTGAAATAAAGTTAGATGCAAATGTTTTTGTTGTCTGATCTAATTTATCATACCCATCAACTGCCTGAGAGATATTAGATAAAGTGTTTTTTCTAAAACTATCAGAATATTTCTGTAATTGATCGTAATTTGTCTTTGAGGCTTCCAATAATTTCTTGAGATTCTTTGTGTCATTCTTTCCGATAAATCCTTCAGAATTAAAAGTGTCTGAATTATTAGCAAGCTCTTGAATTTGTTTAGATGTTAATTTACTTACGTCAATCTTATCTTTGCCAAGAATTTTAGCAGCCTGTTTCTGAAAATCTGCATTAGAATACAGAGATTGTCTAACAGACGCTTCGTTTACGGTTAATCCGTCTTTAGCGAGATTTTTTGCAGATCTAAAAGTATATGGTAAAGAACGTTTTAAGTTTGTGCCAAGACTTTCATCAGCGAATGTACTTCCGTATAATGATTTCTGTGCCTTTAATGCCATAGAATCATTCTGGATACTTACATTCTTTTTACTAGCAATATCTTTCTTGCTTTGATCTGCTAATTTTTGATATTTGTCAATCGTATCTTGAATAGCAGTGTTGTTATTGATTAAGGCTTCGCCCTCTGAATTATATCCAGTAACAAGGTCACCATTTAACTTCACTAATTCTTTTTTGATTGCTAAATATCTCTCATATTGACTTGTTGACAATCCAATATTTTCATTCGTATTAGAGTCAACACCAGAAGATAAAGTATTGAATTCTTCCTGTAATTTCTTAGCCTGCTTAACCTTGTTATTATTTTTATCAATCTTCTTATTGTATTTATCAAGATTTTTCTGACCTGCGTTCAATTCATCTTTACGTTGACTCTGCATGTTAGAATGAATTGCTTTAATTCCTTCAAATGCAGCAAGCACAGCTAGAAGAGGAAGATAGGATTTAAGTGTTGCACCAAGACCAGATAACACAGATTTTATGTTTGATCCTAATGATTTAATGCCAGATTTGGCTTTTTCAACACCGTTTGTTACACCAGTTCTAAATGTTTCTCCAAGTTTAGATGCGCTCGAATTTACATTATCAAGATTGACCTGTCCAAGATCTGAGAGGGATTTTTTTGTAGCTTGGGCTTCTGATGAAACTTTAGAGAGATCAGGGGTGTCTACTTTATTAGAAGAAGATATTTTTTTCTTTCGTTTTTGAATCTCGTCATACGCTTGTTGTTTATTGATATCTTCCACTTTGTCAGAGAGTCCAATTGATTGCAGAATGTTTTCTGCTAGTGAATAGTCTCCGCCGTTTTTTAAGATTTTATCGTAAACTTGACTTGCGTTTAAACCTGAATTTGCAAAAGAATTTACGAAGTTTTTATACAATTCATTTTGCATGTTAAGATCAGATGGGTTTAGTTTTTTTAAACTTTTAACTTGATTAACGAAATTACCTAATTCTTTAAATGACAAAAGTGTTATAGGTCTATTGATTGCGTTTCAATATTTATAATGATATAATCAAATTAAATAAGTTTATAAAAGGAGTATGAAGAATGAGTTTGATAAAATGTACTGAATGCGGTAAAGAATTTTCTGTTAAAGCTGATCATTGTCCAAATTGTGGTTGTCCAACATGGGATATAATCAACGAATTATATAAGGCAGACCAAAGTATTAATATTAATCACGAGGTTTATGACATCTCTGAAATACTATCAAATATAGAAACTGGTGTAGATGATCAAATTAGTATAGATGCTATAGCAAATTCTGCTGAAATTTCAGCGAGCGCAGCATACTGCATATTACAAGAAATTAAAGAAGGTAATTTCTTACCGTGGACTGAAGGAGGTTATGGAACACTTACAAATCCAAAATATCAAGAAAAAATTAATCAAAGAAATGAGCAAATTGCAAAGCAACAAGAAGCGCTGCCTCATTGTCCAAATTGTAAAAGTACAGATATTAAAAGAATTAAATCAGGGTCACGTATATTGGGTGGTTTAACATTAGGTATTCTAAGTTCCAATGTTGGTAAAACGTATCAGTGTAATAAATGTAAATATAAATGGTAAGGTTAAATGAAGAACAAAAGTAAAATATTTACCATTGTCTTGTTTTGTTGTTTTATTCTTAGTATTGCTTTTAATGCTTATAATTTATCTGAACGATTTAAATTACAAGATAAGTATGATAAAATAAAACAATCCAATAATAAACTATCCACCAAAAATAAAAACTTGACATCAGAGAATAAAAGAATCCGATCATTGTATATGGATCAGGCTCATGATCAAATTGATTTACAAGATAATTATTCTTCATTAAAAGGAAAGTATAATTTTTTATCTTATAAATATGCAGATTTGCAAAAGAAATATGACAAGTTGAAGAAATCTTCGGTGTCTTCCAAGACATCTGGTTCTGATTTATCAGATAATTCCTCATCCACAAGTCAAACAGTCTACATAACAGACTACGGTAATAAATATCATGCTTCTGGTTGCAAATATTTAAAGAAAAGTTCAATAGCAATTTCTAAATCGGAAGCAATACAGAAAGGATATTCTGCATGTTCGGAATGTAATCCGTAATGCAAGAAATATTTACAAATGCAACAACTGTAGGTATAAATGGTAAGAAGAGAGGACTAAATCCCTTTTTGGACACGCAGTTTTTTTAATTCATTTTCACTTAAGCTATCTTGGTAATCTTCGTCAGACATTCCATAATAGGTTGCACTATATTGAGCAATGTCAAAAAGGTTTGAAACATCATTGTCAAGTGTTAGCTCAAATTTTCTGACGTGTTCTAATGGTTTTCCGTCAATTTCAATAATATATGGCATATTAGTAGAAGAAGGGCGACAACTTTCTTTAAACCCTTCGTCCGAAGTTCTTTGTCTAATAGTTATAGTTTTCATTTAATCACCTACTTTCTGAAAGGAGTATAAATTTATGAAGTTAAATCACGATTGTATAAGAGATATACTCTTATATGTAGAAAAACATTGTATTTACGAGGAAAACGATAGAGGATATACCAGCATGCATTTAGTTACAGATAATGAATTGTATGATGCTCCAGAGTTATCTTCTAAATATGACGAAGATACAATCACATATACAGTTGTGCAGTTATTCCTAGATAACATGATTATTGGCACACATAGAGAACGTGGAACAATTTTTCATATGGCTGACTGCAATATTGAAGCATTGTCTCCGAGAGGTCACGAATTTTTGGACAATATTAAAGATGACACAGTCTGGAAGAAAGCCAAGAAATTTGTTGGAGAGCATCTTACAAGTACATCATTTTCGATTATTGCCAATGTTGCGAGTAAAATAGCAATAGAAGCACTAGTAAGTGGAGCGACACCTAAATAATTTTGTACATAATAAAAGAGAGTGCAAAACAACACTCTCTTTTTATTTATATGTAATTACTCAAGATTATCTATAATTTCCAAAATATCAACATCGAGCAAATTGAAAAATTCCATAAATTCATTGAATACATCTTGATTCATTTGTCCAATTACTTTATATGAAATTTTATTCTTATCAAAATAATATAGCTGTTCGGCTTTAACATATCCATCTTTGTCATTATGCGGATTTGTTTCAGTATCATCATGTGATATTGGGAAATTACCAGGATATGATAACTTATGCTTTTTATGGTCTTCGTTTTTAAAGGACGATAATACGTTACAAATCAAATCATAAGAATATCCTTGAATTTCTCCGCCATCGTCGTCTACAACAACAAAAGAATGTTTGTTTATTTGCTTACCATTATGTTTATACTTGTCTACTAAAATAATATCTCCAACACAGCACATTATAATATTTACCTACCTATTGTTACTTTTTTTCTTCCGTTAATTACATCGTCAGACCATTTGATAGGAACAATATCTTTCAGTGCTTCATTACTAGATATAATACGACGTTTTTTATTTTGTAATATATTCCTATCTAGTTTTTTATAACCTTCTTTCATATTAATCCCTCCTTTTTCTATCTTTTGATGCCTATAAATTATTAGTTTCTATATACATTATAGTAGAAAAATAGTAGGAAATCAATAGAATAGTATTTATTAATTCTATTTACGCAACAAATCAGCTTTCCACGACTAATTATTGACAAAATAATATCTCTGTATTAATATGGAAATATTCCATATAACTTATTTGTCGTCAAGCTATATGGTTAAGTTTACAAGAAATGCAACGAGTTATCTTCCAAGTTCGTCATTGCATTTCCAAAGGATCTACAGTCTATTAGTTGCCGTAAGTGGTTTCTGATAGACTGTTTTTTTGTTATGGATATTTATTCCATTGTATGATATAATTTTGTTGCTGAATGATCATGTTTTATGATTTGCACGCCATTCAGTGCCTTACGGCAGATGCGGAACGGAGGTGACAAATGCTCCAAAGCGTCATTCACTTATTACAGAATATTGACTGGCAGAGTGTGTTTAAAACACTCAATATTGCAAGTTTGATTATTCAGTTATTGCTTGCAATATTTAGATAAGACTTGAATTAACAATGCAAACAGTATTTTAATGTGTAAAAATATCGTATTATCTATCTACCACAAAAAGATAACCGTTCAAGTAAAAAGTATCATTGTATGATTGGGCTACATATTAGAAATACTTGCATTTTATTAGAAAATATTCTATAATACAAGTGTAATAAGAAATGATACAAAAGCATTTGTACCAACAAACCGTAATTAAGGGTGGTAGCTTAATTACAAAACATTAGTTGAAAAAGGAATACAAAAGGGCATCCGAGTGGGTGCCTTTTTGTTTTATGCTAATATATTAAGCTATTCCACAATATTTATACCAAGTTAAAAATAACTTCGATTCATATGTACTAATAGAAGTACAATTTATAAAAATGCCAATCTTCAAAAAACCTTATAAAATAAGGACTTTTTGATAGTCGTTTTTTACATAAAATTTGAATTTGAATTCCCTGCTTAGAGATGAAATATCTCTGTACGCAAACGATGATAGCAGGTAAAACATCGACATTAATTTACACTTTTGGGCTATACATTACCAGACAATGATTATAAGGTCGTCATTATCTGTCAGGATCGGTAGTCTCTGAACATCCATTCTTATTGAAACATCTTAGCTACTGTGCCTTATCCCGAAGCACGTTTCTTATGCGGTAGTTTACCGATATCTTCCTATACGGTAAGAATGTGTGCGGCTGATTAGATACAATCGTATAATACGATATGAATATCAAATTCTTAAACTATTCCGTCTATTGTTGCCAATTCCGTTTCAGTTTTGATATCCTTTTTCGTTCCAGCAATTACTCCTGATACGTGTATTTTAAAACCCCGTATCCTATATATTTGTCCAAAACACCATTTCTGTTTCTTCCTTATATATAGTAGGCTCACTGTCACCCTAATGATTTTGAGATAGGGTCAACCTAGGTTTTTAAAAAGTTTAATGCCAGCAAAGCCAGCGGCAGCAGTTTGCAATAATCCAAAACTACTTACTAATTTATTAACTACATTAAGAACATTTGATAGTAAAGTAATTCCTCCACCAAGAAGGTTTTTATCAGCAAATGTTGTTGAGATAGATTGGAATGAGTTTTTAAGATCTTCTGTTTGACCTTCCAAACTATTCTTATAAACTTCATACTTTTTATCTGTAGATCCAGTAGAATTTTCTGATACTTTTTCATATTCTTGAGCTTTCTTATAGTTGCCCATTAGGACTAGAAATTGCTCCATATGATTCGTGCCAGCCATCGCTTTTGCAATTGCTCTTTGAGATACGTCACTGTAGCTAGTCCATTTGCCAGCAACTTCATCAAGCACATCACCGAAATTTCTAAATTTATCTTGTTTGTCTCTTAGGTTAATTCCTTCACCTTTTAAGACTGTTTCTACATCACTCCATGCTGTTACTTTGTCCTGTAGAATGAGACAATATGACTTCTATATAATAAGAATAAACTCATTACATAGAAGCGGTTGCGGTACTTCCAAAAGTGTCTTTACACTTGACCGCAACTCCACTTCTTAAGGAATTATGGGAAATATAGAAGTGTGTTCAGACTGTCGCATAGTCATCGAAATGACCTTCTTTCGCTCAGTCGTTCAAGGCAGATATAGATATATCCTTCCTCCTTATTGACCGTTCCCTCGGCTTTTAAGCACATATGAAAATTCATATGATCATAAGAAAGAATTGCCACAGTGGTTTATGTATTATGCCACTGCGCCCCAAATGTCTAGGTCTTCGCCATTATTTTGATAATCTTTAAGTCGTGCTAGTTTGATATTTCCCATACGGGAGAAAATGGCGTTCAAACCAGTTCCGACTGAACTCATACCTTCCTGAGTTGTTTCACCGATAGTTGCTAAATAACCGAGCAATTTGTCCATGCTGACCAAGCTGTTACTTTCACGTTTGCTCTACGCTACAGACCACATCAAAGGTACGATGTGGCGGAGGCGGTTCTTCTTAAAGTAGTCTGTTTACTACTGACCGCCTCTCTACATATTTCTATATAGTTCAGACTGTATATTTACCTCCTAAGAGAGTAGCTACCCGAACAGTCGTTACAATACTGATAAATTTTCATCATATTTAATTTCATAGTTTTTTATAATAAATAAATTATTATCAATATCAAAAACAACCCAGTTATTA